AACTGCGCAAGCTGTTTCGACGCTTCCTTGTCTTGTCTGCTGTTACCCCACGTACTTGCACTGAACTCCACCAACATACCAGACGCGGATAGGCTCGGTACATCAGAAGTATCAATCATACTAGCTATGTTATTCATCGTCGTTCTCCTCATTATGGGGTGCATCGGTACACCCCTTACCATTCAGTACGTACTCTTTGTTGAGACGTACACGTTCTTGCCAGTAGCTGTCATGCACTGGCGGTTGCTCTTTGACAAACTCACGAACCAAGTCGTGCCACTCTTTATATAGATGACTCATTGCCACGCTCCTCTGCATCGTCAATGTACCACTTGATCTCACGCATGATGTAGTCAAGTTCTAAATTAAAGTTCTTGCGCATCTGGCTAGGCATATTGTCAATAGAATCGACGTAGTTCTGTAACGCGTCCATATTCATTAATGCACGCTCAAAGGGAATGTTATTTGTCATTGTGAGTACCTCGCTTAGTAGTCATGCTCATAGGCTCGACTTGTTCCTGCAAGTCATACAAGTCATCGAACATCTGGTCAACACTGCAACCTGCTAGTCGCTGTCCGTCCGTCTCATCAAGCATATCTGCATGATCCATAAGCAGATAGTACAGGCTATTGTTGAAGTCTAGCTTTTTCATAATGTACCTCATTAGTTAAAGTTAAGGGGTGCACCGCTACACCCCTTGCGTAACGGCATCACCATCGCCCTGGAATCATCACCAGAACAAGTATTATTATACCACTTATGGGGGTTGTTGTCAAGTTGTATTTTGTTTCGTCAGGGTTTGTACTTGTGTGTAGTATTGTGAATGTGTAACTAAATGAATGTTACAGAGACGCTGTAATGTAACCTAATTGTAACTTTTTGATTTTGGCTACAGATCAGTGGTGGCGCGGAATGTAACAATGTTACCAAATATGGAAGAAATGAAAGGGGATATTTTTGTTTATGATTTGATGGTGGGAAGAAATCTGCCAGAGTGCCCTCGAATAAAAGGATATATACATTTTCTGAAAAAGGTTACAATATAGAATTATAGATAGATAGATAGATGAAATATAACAAACGTACACAATCGTTGTATCAATACCCTTCACCTCTGCTAACAATCGCACGCAAAATTGCTTTGTAACTTTTTGGCAAAATAAAAGGTTACAAATGGGTTACAAATGAAGTAAAAGGTTACAATACAAATGTTACAGTATGTAGGGGGTGTAGCGGTGCACCCCTTTAAGCGCGACGCGACGCAAAGTAACTGGCTTCATAATAGCCTAAGTTGCAAGGCGAGGCGCGACTCACCGACAAGGAACTGGCTTCAAAGGCGCCGTCCGTGGCGCCCGAAGGTCTTACTTCTTAGTTCGACGATTACCCTTGCTGTCGAAGCTCACTTGCTTGTCGCTTGGCTTAGCCTTGCCTAGCTGATCCATATAAGCCTTAGCCGGAGCTAGTAGCTGAGTGAATACCGCTAGATCAAACTCGTCATACTTAGCCTTGAGCTCGTCCCTAGCCTTGTCAGCCTTGGCTTGAGTACTCTTCAAGCGTTCAAGTATGAACTCGTCAGCAGGCTTGACGGTGCGGGGGTTAGTGTTCACCTCACCGGCTTCTTTTTGACCACCGGCTAACCAGTCAGCATAGTTCTTACTGATGATCTTGAGGCTTCGCTTCACTGATTTGAAGTGAGTCTTGGCGGTCTTTTTCTGCGACGTGGTCATGTTGTCGCGGTCATGTAGATAGCGCCACACTTGCTTATACTTGGCACTCTTAGCACCCCATTGGCGCTCAGCGCCGGCGCAGATTAGAACCGCGAACTCTTCGGGAGTACATGTCCCATTGGACTGCTTATCGGGACTGACTAGATCACTAGGCTCAAGCCCTGCTTTAACTAGAACCTTGTAGTTCTTAATAGCAGTAACCTGTAGCTTGTTAGCCTCAGCCTCGACCTTGTCGATCTGCTTACCGTGTGAGTTTAGTGAAGTAAGTACTTCACGCGTAACGCGACCTGTAGCGTCATAGGTAAAGATTGAAGTTGTCATAATAGACTCCAATTGGGGGGTGTAGTGGTGCACCCCTATCACCACTTGAACGTTATCGCTCAAGATGGTTACCAATATATAAAAAAACTACGCAATGTCAATAGATAGAACATGTTTACACAAGATACCCCCACCCCCCGCGTGTCATATTTGGGACTCCGTGCAATCTATATATACTAATTTAAACGAATAAATCGTATTTTTTTGAAAAGGCCCCCCTTTGTTATAAAAAGGCTAGGCAAAAAATTTTTTGTGTGTTATTTTTGAAAACTGATCCAAACATGAATAGGATACGTATGGGCCGGCTTTTAGTAGAAGGGGACTCGAGTCACATAGGACGGGTTGGTGAGTTCTTTGCGATATATAAGTTAGAGAAGTATGGTATAGAGTGTCACCATGTAGACCGATCCGGCATAGATTTGTGGTGCCAATCATTAGACAATTCGTTATTCACAGTGCAAGTCAAATCATCAAACATCTGCCATTTCAATAAAGATAACAAACGCCCAAACTTTTCCGGGTATGCCTATAACCTAAGATCAGATCACGTTGCAGATTTTTATGTATTCGTGGCTTTAGATTTAGAACGTATAATAGTAAAACCTGTTGAGGAGCTAAAAGGAAAAACGCAGCTACGGTTAAGCGCCTCGGATTTTACAAGGGAAGAAGAGTTAGAAGGTATGAGTCTACTTAGATCCTTTAAAAGGGAAGATCATCTTCAAAGTAAATGCAAACAAGTCCTAAGCTAGTAACTAAACAAGCAGACAATAGGAACATGTCCGGAACCATTGAAACCTCCAGTTGGTAGTGAGTTTTGGGAATGGCGCCATTATATACCTACTGGAGTATATACTCTAATACATATTACTCATTTTTATTATGATTTTTGGTAATAGCTTGCGCTTCTTATAACTTTTTGGTATATATACGACTTACGGTTAACAACCTGCGAAAAATATGACTATAAAGCTCGAGCCAGAGAATGGCGTACCAGTGTATGACGACGATCCAAACGTGGATCTGACTGTTCGTGCGCAAGCTGCTACCGTAACGGCAAAAGAATTAGAAAAAGAGGGTTTAGATCTTACTCCGACTGCTGAAGATGAGGCTGTTGCGAGTATGTTGACTATATCTTACGCCCAAGATCCTGAAGAAACGTCTAAAAAAGCTACAAAAGCGCGTGTTGCAGAGTTAACACCGGCATCTTTGGTACTTACAAGTAACATTTTGAACGAATTTGGTCGCTCAGTAGTCGAATCTGCTACCTCTGTGCGTCACATGATAACAAACAAGTTGATTTTAGAGACAGAAAACCCTGATGCTAAAGTAAGGTTACGTGCATTGGAGTTACTGGGTAAAATATCTGATGTAGGGCTGTTTGCTGAGAAGTCAGAAGTGACAGTTACACACCAATCAACGGATGATTTGAAGAAAAACCTACGTAAAAAGTTGGAAAAGCTCATAAACCCGCCTGAAGTTGATGGCGACGAAGTCGTAATCGACGCGGAGACGGTAGATGACTAAGACATATATACACGTAAATCAGCATAAAATACGTTCCAACCTCAAAAATGGGACGAATGAGCCTGTTATTACAGTAAAAAAGGGCAAAAACAACACATATTGCCGTTCTGTAACCATAAATGGGCCAGCTACAGTGTTACAAAGCCTAACTGACAAGCCAATTCTTAGTTGTGGGGCGCGTGTAGTTATAGAAACTATGTCTCCTGTGGAGATTTTAGACTAATGTCTGACTTTTCACCCGAAGAAATCCAACAAATGTTGGACAATCTAGACGAATTTACCGAAACAGAGGTCACTGAGATCAATAAAATGGTAGATGAGCTAGATGCTAGGCGTAAAAACAAAGCTGCGCACGATGATTTGATAGAATTTTGCAAAAGAATGCAGCCAGATTACATTGTGGGTAAACATCACCGCATTTTGGCGGATATGCTTATGGGTTTGGAGAATGGAAGCAAAGATCGGGCATGTGTAAACATCCCCCCACGGCACGGGAAGTCACAATTAGTGTCAATTTTC